GACGACCATGGCGTCCACGTCGTCAACCTGATACGGGAGCAGGGTTCCACTAAACATAGGATGCTTCTCCGAAGAGGAAGCTCTTGGCGTGCTCGATCCCCCAGGCGAGCTGCTCGTCGTCCAGGTCACCCGGGTCCTTGGCTCCGGAGTCGCCGTAGTTGAAGTAGCTCAGGTTCAGCCCGTACTTCAGCGCGAGACCGTGCAACTCACCGCTCGCCTTCTTGCCTGCGTCGTCGTGGTCGAACGCGGCGATCACCCGGTTGGCACCGCGGATCAGCTTGACCTGTGCTTCGCTCATGGAGGAGCCGCAGATCGCCACAGCGCCAGGGAAGCCAGCGGTGTGCAGCCGGGCGCAGTCGATAGGCGACTCCACCAGGTAGACGATGTCCTCCCGGAGGTTCCGGTAGCCGAACAGGGTCTTGTTCTTCGAGATGCCGGGCGGGCGGTTCTTGAACGTGCGCTCGACGGTCCCCTTCTCCTGCCAGCCGAGGAGCTTGCCCTCCGGCTCTCGGATCACGAGAATCCACGAGAACGACTTCGGGTCCCAGAGAATCTCGTAGTCGGTCGCTGCTTCCAGGCTGATCCGGCGCTTTTCGAGCTGGTCCTCGGGCGGAGCCGTGAACAGCGCCAGGCGCGCCTCGTTCATAGGAGGCGGCGGGGGAAGCTCCACCACGTGCCCGGGGATGCGCTGGAGCGCCTGCATGAGCCGGTCCGGCGAGACCTCGGTCATGTTCGCCAGCCACGCCTCGGCGGCGGCGTAGTCGCGGGTCGGCTCCTTCTCCTTGACGCCCCAGACCTCGGGCAGGTAGAACCCGTTCACGTCCGCGACGAGGGTCAGGAGGCTGCCCTTGTAGTGGCAGGAGAAGCACATGTGCTGCCCGGTCTCGATGTTGATCGACCAGGACGGCGAGTGGTCCTCCTTGCCGGTTCGCTGGAAGTGCATCGGGCACAGCCCGAGAGCCTCCACGCCGCGCACTTCGTAGTCGATGCCGAGGTGGTCGAGCACCTCTTCGTAGTCCACGATCATGGGGTCGGAGCACCTCCCGAGGCACCACCGAACGGCACGCAGAACTTGCAGGTCTGCTGCTTGCTCTCGTCGTGGAAGCAGCCAGTGTCCCAGCTCCACGTGATCGAGGTCTCCGAGGGCGGGCTGTTGCGGGACTGGACGATCTTCAGGAGGCGGACCTGGTCGTCCTCCTCCACCGGCTCCAGACCGAGGATCACGTCGGAGTCCTGGAAGAACGAGGACGAGTAGCCGATGCTGTCGGCGGAGACCTTGTTGCCCTTCATCTTCCAGAGCAGGGTCTGGGTGGTGATGACGACCGGGATGTCCAGGCGCTGCGCGACGCGCTTCAGCCCGCGGGTGATGTTGGTGATCGCCTGCGGGGTGTTCGCCTCGCCGGTCACCTGGTCGAGCATGAGGTAGACACCGTCCACGAACAGGATGTCCGGCTTCAGTTGCTCCGCCTTCGCCACGAGGGCGTCGATGGTCATGCCGCCGACCGCATCGACCATGTGGAACGGGTGCTCGTTCTTCATCTGGGCGAGCAGGTCCTTGTAGCGCTGCTCCTCGGCGGAGTTGAGCTTTCCGCGGCGGAGGCGTCCGTGGCTGACGTGAGCGCGCATCGCGTCGTGGCGCTGCGACTGCTCGTGGTTGTTCATCTCGAAGGACTGGAACATCGGCACCTTGCCCGCCTGGTGCACGTTGATGGCGGTCTGGAGCGCGATCTGGCTCTTACCGGTCTTCGGCGGGGCGATGACGGTGACGAGCTGACCGCCCTGGAGACCCGCGGTCGCCTCATCGATCTTCTCGAAGCCGGTCGGGATGCCGAGGAAGACGCTGTTCTGGAGGTTGAGGTACTCCTGGAATCGGGCGTCCGGGTCGCCGGTCAGGTCGAGGTGCGTGGTGCCCTGGACGCCCTGCGCGTTGACCTCGGTGACCGTGTTGGACATCTCCCGGAGCGCGGCTTCGTAGTCGCCCTTCTGGAGGGTCTCGACCAGCGTGGACGCGCCCTTCATCGTCAGGCTCTTGCGCCGGAACGCCACCGCCTGATCGATCAGGTAGTCGATGGTGTCGGTGACCTTCAGTGCCTGGAAGTTCGGGAAGTTGTCCTTGACCGTGGTGTAGGAGGGAACCTCGGAGTAGGTGCCGTAGTGGTCCCGGATGAAGGAGAAGACGCTGCGCAGATCATCGTCCACGATCCAGTCGGACTTCACCCCGGCTTCGGCGATGGGGGTCCAGGTGCGGGTCTCGATGATCTTGCTGATCAACCGGTATTCGTTGTCGTGTGCCATGTAAGGGTGTCCTAGTTCAGGTTGTCGAGTTCGATCCCCCAGGAGCCGTAGAAGGCGACGCGACCGCGGAGGTCCACGACGCCCTTCAGGTTCACCCGGTAGGGAAGCTCGGCGATGAAGTCTTCGAGCGAGTCGTACAGGTTTGCCTCGTTGAACGGGTTGCCCCCGCGGGAGTCGAGGCGCTCCATGATCTGTAGGAGGTGGTCCTGGGTCCAGTGCTCCGCCCGGCTGGCTGCCAGTTCGACCGACAGTCCGTAGCGGAAGCTCTTGTTCCAGATGGCGGAGAGCGCCGCCCAGTTGTAGGACGAGATATAGCGCTTCTGCTCGGTCTTCCAGCGGGCGAGCTTGGCGCGCTCCTCGATGACCTCGGACTGGACGACCACGTCGATGCCGACGATGATCCGCGGGGGAGTCTCGGCGGCGATGTCACCGCCCTGCATCAGAGCAGGACCGGCGTGCTGTGGCGGATGACCAGGTCGCGGAAGGCGGCGGTATCCTCGCGGAGTGCCTTGTAGGCGACCTCGTCGGGGATGTCCTTGTCGAGCCGGATTCGGAACTTGCCGTCCGAGGTCTCCTTCGCCTCGCGAAGCAGGAAGGTGATGTGCTTGCACTTGCGCGTGATCCCGGGGCGGTCCACGTTGCGCTGGAACTGCGCGCAGGTGCACCGCAGGCTGTCCTGGTTGTCCAGGTCCCAGTCCACCTCATCCACACCGTTGTCGTCCAGGAAGACCCGGATTGTCCGCCAGCGGGATGCTGCCATGCTCGTACCCTTCATCACCGCCCCTTCCGAAGGTCGATTCCATCGAGCTTGACTCTGCGGAACGCTTCGTGGGCGAAACTTCCCATTGCTTCAGAGTAAGCGGTGCCCCACGCCTCGCGCGGGGTATTCGTGGTGATGATGGTGGGCAGACCCTTGTCGTAGCGAGCGCGGACCACGTCATCGAAGGAGAAGTCGTCGTACTTGCTGCCGTACTCCTTGCCGAGGTCGTCCAGCACGAGAACGCGCACGTTCAGGCTGTCGATGGTCGAACGACCATGGAAACCCTCCATCTCGGCGTGAAGCTCGCGGCGCTCGTCCGGGTCGGCGTCGAAGGCTGCCTTTTTCTTGGTTAGCAGCTCGTTCATGGTCAGGTAGTGCACCGCGCGGAACTTGAAGCCCAGGTCGGCAGGCTTAGCGCCCAGGAGGTGCGCCATCGCGGCATCCTCGTCCGGGAGCCGGAGAACGAACTCGGTGAGCGCCGTGACGGCGTGGGTGGTCTTCCCGCGCCCCGGCTTGCCGTCCAGCAGCAACCCGACGCCCGTGGAGCCGATCTTGCCGATGGACTTGATCACGTCACCCGCCAGGACCTCTCCGAGCCAGCTCTCGACGCCGTAGTGGAACTCACCGTCCTTGGTGTCCAGGTCGGCGGCGCTGATGCCCCAGTACCGCTGCGGAATGTTGCTGGACTTGGTGAGCCACCAGCGCTTCAGTGGAGACAGCTCCGCAAGGTTGTAAGCCATTCGATCCCTCAATCGCTCGGCGGTGGACTAGTTGGTGGAGGCGGTTGCCAGGCGAGCCAGGAGCTGTGCCTCGTAAGCCTTCAGGGCGGCGCGTCCGGACATGTTGTCTTCGAACTCGCGACCGTCTGACGAGAAAAGTACCGCGATGTCGTCCGTCGGGTCGATAACGACACGGCTCTCGAAGTAATCCAGCCCCAGACGCTCGTGAGCCTTGCCGATGTGGGTCTTGAACATCGCGAGGTACTTGCCGTGCGCTCGGGAGGGGTTCTCCTGCGCCAGCTTCAGGTTGTACTCGTCCTCGAAGTACATCCGCATGATTTCCATCTCGACCTCGGGGGTGGTCTCGATCTGACCGCGGTAGCGCATCAGGGCACCGCGGACCGCAGCGACGTTGACCAGACCGGGCAGACGCGGGAACCGGCGTCCGAGCTGGTACGCGAACTCGGCTGCCACGTCGTTGGCGGTCCACTCCGACTCCGGACGCTGACCCCGGGTCGATGCCGAGCGCTTGTTCGGCTTGGGCTTGGGCTTCCCACTGGGAGCCACCTCCTCCTCGAACAGACCGACACCTCCGACGAAGTCGTCGTCAGCACTCCAGCGATTCATGTCTCTCTCCTCGGTCTCGATCTTGGGTGCGCCATCGGCGCGCCCCTTTAGGAACGAAGTTCCTAAAGCCACGCTTACCTGCTTGTTAGCTATGTAGCTAGTAAGTCCAGGTAGCTCCGTGGACTTATCTACAGGTGAGCTAGCTGTTGATGCCTCCCGCGAGAGGCTTAGAGCGCCAGATTCGCCATGCCTCTCTGCGGAGGCATTGTCGGTGCTCACCATGCCTCCCTCGGGAGCATTCTCCACAGGAACCTCACCGAGTACTCCCCAGGAGTTCCCGGCGCGCAGCGGGTCGTAGACCTGCTTGACCGGCTCGGTGACGAGCACCTTGTATCGGTTTTTGGAGAGCTTGCCGAGGTTGCGCTTGGTGCGAGTCGTGAGCAGAATCTCTCGCTCTTCGAGCTTGCGCATGGCGCGGCGCATCGCCTCGCGACCGAGGCGGGTGAGGATGGTCAGCTCCTCCATTGTCGCGGTCACGACGCCGTTGGCGTCTGCCAGGTGGTAGAGGGCGACTAGAACACGAAGTTCTCCGTCTGTCAGGTCATGGGAGAAGAACTCATGGGGAAGCGTCAAGAGGTGCTCCTGGTCAGGGGCGAACCGGCGAGCGAAGCCGGTAGTGAGGGTTTGACTCTACATCCGGGCGGAGAGGTGTCGAGACCAAAGCACCGCGTGTCGCGGTGGGGTCCCCCGGTTAGGGGACGCGGCGCTGGACGACCTGCTGCACCTGAACGGGTCGGTTCAGCCACCGGATGACCGCCAGAGCCACGAACGCGGCTGCGAGGGTCGGGACTACCAGTTGAAGCGGCTGAAGCCCCAGGAGCCAGCACGCGCCCGCTGCGAGGGGCACCGTGAGGACGAGCTTGACCGGTCGGGGGTCCGCCCACCGATCCACCAACTCACCGATCAGTTCCGTGCAGAATGCCGTTGCAGCGCCCGCGAGGAGCGCGATCACGAGTAAGTTCACCATGAGGCGAAGCTTACGCGGCGTACCCCTTGATCGCAGCGCCACCGATGGTCGTAGCGACCCCGTCCACCCGAGACAGCACGTACGGGGTTCCGGAGGGCAGGAACACGTCCAGCTCATCCGCCAGACGCGGAACCTTGTACGTCCAGTTCTGGTACATGAAGGAATCGCTCTGGTGAGCGTTGAGCTGCCCCAGACCCCAGATCGCATCGACGTAGTCGCCGTCCATGTAGTCCGTG